GAAGCATTAAGTAAAGGATTTACAATGGAAGAAGTAAAAACAAAATACAAAGTAAATTCAACAGTAGAAAAACAATTACTAACTCAATAAATTTAATATGGACAATAATGAAAGAAAGTTTGTAGGAAATGGCAAACAAAATGGTGATTATTATATAAATATATCACTAACTAAAAGTAAAATAAAAGATCACTTTTTTGAATATAATGGTGAAGAATACATTCGTCTTACAGTAGGTAAGAAGAAGGAGACAGACCAGTATGGTAAAACACATACTGTATGGATTAATGACTATGATCCAAATAAAGCGAAAGACAATAAAAAACCTGTAAGTGCAGGAGATGGTTTACCATTCTAAAAAGTTTTGCTATGACTAAAACAACATTTGTAAATGTACAATTAAATCTAGATGACTCCTTATCGATTAAGGAGTCTTCTGTTTTATCTTACTTATGCTCACTTGATAAAAAAGAATATTGTTTTGCATCAAATAGCCATATGTCAGATACATTAAAAATACACGATAGAACTCTATATAGAATTTTAAATACATTAGAGGAAAAGGAACTAATAAAAAGGGTAACTAGAAGTACAGGTAAGTATGGTAAGAGTAGAAAGATTTATGTTACTCCAACTGTCAAAGCGACATATCATAACAATATTATACATAAAAATAAATAAATAATATAATTATATATATAATATATATATATGCAATCATTTTTAGATTTAGGTATAAGTGTAAATCACAATAAGGATCAACAAAAGTTAAGATGTCCTAATTGTATTAAGCTAGGTAAACAAAATCATAAGGATACTTGTTTATCTGTGAATTCAACACAAGGACTTTTTTATTGCCATAAATGTGGTTGGAAAGGAAAAATAAAAGATAATATAGAAATAATGCCAATAACAAAAATATATAAGAAACCATCTAAGTCTAATATGATATCCCTTACAAAAAAGGGTAAAGCATTTTTAACTGATAGAGGTATTACAGAAGAGGTTATAAAAAACAATAAGATAGTTTCTACTAGAAATGATAAAAGTATTTTATTTCCATACTTTAAAGACGGTCAGATCATTAATTATAAAACTAGAGGTATAGATGGTAAAAGCTTTACGCAATCTAAAGATGCTGAATCTATTATCTATAACTATGATAATTGTGTAGACCAAAAAACAATAGTTATATGTGAAGGTGAAATGGATTCTTTGTCTTGGGAAGTTGCAGGTATTGAATCCCATACATCTGTAAATATGGGAGCACCTAATACACAAGATAGTAACATAGATAAAAAGCTAGAATGCTTAACTAATTGCTATGATATATTTAAACAAGCAGAAATAATTTATATTGCCACTGATGAAGATGAAAATGGCAGAAACCTGCAAAAAGAACTAATACGTAGGTTTGAATCAGAGAAATGTTTATTAGTCGATTTAAAGCCATATAAAGATGCAAATGAGGTGTTAGTCCACGAAGGTGTAGAAAGTCTCAGAAATCGTCTTAAAAGTGCCTTAAGACCTAAAAAGGAAGGTATATTTTCTGTATCAGATGTAGGTGAATCTATGATAGATGGATTTCACAATGGGCAAGAAAGAGGTTCTACTACTTATGTAAAAGAGATAGATAATGCTTGGACCTGGAGAATAGGTGAGGTAAATATATGGACAGGATATCAAAACGAAGGTAAAAGCTTATTTTTAAATCAATTGGCAGCACTTAAGGCTTATCACGATGGTTGGAAGTTTGCTGTATTTTCTCCTGAGAATATGCCAATTAATGATTTCTTTAATGATATAATAGAAATGTATGTAGGTAAGACATCAGATCCTTTCTATAAAAACAATCAGATGTCAATAAAAGAATATAAAGAAGCTATGGAATTTGTAAGAAAACATTTCTTTATTATATTTCCTAGAGCTGACTTTGAATTAGCTTCTATATTTAGTAGGGCAAGATTTCTAGTTAAGACCAAAGGTATTAGAAGTTTAATCATAGATCCATATAATACAGTTCAACACCGTATGAGGTCAGGGGAAAGAGAAGATTTATATATATCTAGATTTATGTCTGAACTTAAAAGGTTTGCCTTAGATTATAAAATATCGGTACATTTAGTTGCACATCAAGTAACCCCAACTAAAGAAGATAATGGCAAATATATAAAGCCTGATAGTAATAGAATCAAGGGTGGAGGTACATTTGCCGACAAAGCAGATAACGTGCTTTTTATATGGAGACCAGAGAGAGCTTTGGATTATTCATCAAAGAAAGCTATCTTTGGTTCACAGAAAATCAAGAAACAGAAGTTGGTAGGAATTCCACAGGAAATAAAAGATATAGAATTTGATATTAAAAGCCAACGATTTTACTTTGGTGGAACCACACCATTTACAAAGATTGATGAATTTAGAAAAGGAAATAAAAGTTCTTCTGCCAATTAGAATTACAATAGGCAAAAGAAGACTCAGAAGATTTTATCTGAATCTAAACCAATATAGAAATTGGAATACTTTTGTCTCTAATGATATCAAAAAAGCATTTCAGAAAAACGTAAGCCAAAGATTAGATTTTAAATTTAATAGTGAGGTAGAAGTAGATTATACTTACTATGCACCTGATAGCAGAGTAAGAGATCTGATGAACGTAATATCAGTCGTAGATAAATTCTTTCAGGATACAATGACATCTAGTGGATGTATTGTCAGTGATGATACAAAAACTGTAAAAAAGATTACTTGTAAATACGGAGGAATAGATAGAGAAAACCCTAGAATAGAAGCTGTTATAAAACAGTATAACGAAGACTGAAAATTATGTATGTACAATTTTTCCCTATTTATGGTTTATGCGTAGGCATTAACTATTGGGATACAGATATGAAACCTGAAGACGAACCACATCCAAAAGACTTAAGTAAGGAATATATGATACAATTCTTTATAGGAATTGTAGGTATATCTTTTCACTGGTGGTGGGGAGACTAATAGATAAACTAGCAGAAAAACATAAAGACTGGATACATATGGCAAAATCATTTGGATGTGATGATGATGCTGCAAATGAACTTGTACAAGGTATGTACATAAGGTTAACCAAATATGTAGATAAGGTTGAAAAGATAATGTATGATAAACAGAATGTAAATACTTACTATGTGTATGTAACACTACGTAATTTATTTCTATCAGGATATCATAAGCTAAAAAAAGATTTGCCTATAGATAATTATAACATAGGCACTGATGAAACTTATAAGCTAGATTACGAAAATGCTTTTGATAAGTTAATTACTAAAATAGAAAATATAGTAGGAAATTGGTATTGGTATGATAAAAAACTATGGGAGATACATTTCAAAAAACAAATGTCTATGAGAATGATAGCATCTGTTACGAAAATAAGTTTAAGTTCAATATTTAATACATTAAAAAATGGCAAAGAAAAAATTAGATCAGAAGTTAGAGAAGAGTGGTACGAGTACCTTAAAAGCAAAAAAAACCAGTAAAGGTTTTGGTGATACTGTAGAAAAAGTATTTAAGGCTACTGGTATAGATAAAGTAGCTAAGTGGATACTTGGTGAAGACTGTGGATGTGAGGAAAGGAAAGAGAAGCTAAATAAAATGTTTCCTTATATTAAACCACAATGTTTAACAGAAGATGAATATACTTACCTAGACAAACACTTTAAGGCTAAAAAATCACAAATTACAATAGAAGAACAAGTTACTTTAATAAATATTTATGGAAGAGTATTTCCTAAAGCACCTAAAGTAGAACCTACTAGTTGTTCACCTTGTTTTGTAAACAATGTTCTCAGGAAGCTAGAAGATATTTATATACATTATAATGCGTAATTGGGTAGAAGAAGATTTATTTAATTGGTTGCAGAAAAATAGTTATAGCAATTTAGTAAAGGCATCAGATCCTATGAGTAAATGGGATTGTTACGATGATATGCAAAACCATAGAATAGAGCTTAAGTGTAGAAGAACTCATTACGATAGTTTACTCTTGGAGTTTATAAAATACGATGCACTTAGAAAAAAATGTGATTCTACATTTGAAACACCTATGTACATAAATTCAACACCCAAAGGTATATACAGATTTAATATTAATAAAATGTTGTATCTTGACTGGCAAATGAAAGATATCAGAAAGACAACACACTTTTCTGACAATTCAATAGTTAGTAAAAAAATAACATATTTATCAATTAAAGAAGCAGACGTATTATGGGAGTGGTAACAGATGAAATAACAGGACTGGTTTACGTACAAAATGATACTGGTATAGTTACTTCTAAAGAAGATAGAAAGTCTATGCCAGTTTATAGTGGTGTATTAAAATACTTTCCTGATGCTATTAGAGAAATATCTAAATGTAGTTATGTAGGTAATAACCAACATAACCCTGATAAAGAATTACATTGGGATAGGTCTAAGTCAGGAGATGAATTAGATGCACTGTCCAGGCATTTACTTCAAGCTGGTACATTTGATGATGATGGTATACGTCATTCAACAAAGGTTGCTTGGAGAGCTTTAGCTAATCTTCAAAAGGAATTAGAGAAAACTAAAAAATAAGTTATGCCACTTAGAATGAAACCTAAAAAGTACGAAGAGAAACTAGACTTCAATAGAAGATGTATGAATAATGCTAAGATGATATCTGAATTTAATGATAGAGATCAGAGGTTTGCAGTATGTCAATCTATATGGAAGGGTACGTTTGATCCTAGTAAGTAGTCTTATATAAAATATTTTTCATAGATTTGTGTCATAAGCAAAAATATGAAAGCACTTAAGATATTACTTAGAGTACCACATTTAATTATAGCTTTTATATTATTGGTTGTATTTTGTATAGTAAAAGTATTGAAATATACTATTTACTATGTGCTAGAATATCCTTTAGACAAAATATTAAAAGGGATAGAATCAATACTAAAATATATAATAATAAAACTATAATATGGGAGAAATAAAAAGACTACTAGAAGAAGAAGAAATACTTGGTGAAGAAGCTAGGGTAAAAATTCAATGGGAAGAAGAAGAACATTTATATGAATCAGAAAACAAAAAGAAATGAGTGTAATAACAAACGAAACATTTGAGTACTTTAGAAAAACAGATAAAGACTACAAATTAAATCAAGCTAAAATCTTACTAAAGAAAGAAGGTTATATAGTAAAAAAAATTAATAGATGATAGTTACATTAGATGGAGAACTTTGGAGAGAGGAAGAATTGGAAACCAATATGTATGATGATGAGTTTTACTATGGTTATATGGGGAAGAATTCTCTCTCCTCTTCATCTATAAAAGTATTATCAAATAGACCATACGACTACTATAAGTATGTGAATTCAACAGGTGTTAGTGATACTAAATTTGATTTTGGTAGTTTATTTCACTGGTACGTATTAGAACCTGATGTATTTGAAAAGCAAGTATTTGTAGATGTAACTAGAAGATCGGGTAAAGTTTGGCAAGAAGCAGAAGAGAAATACGGTAAAGTATATTTAAGTTCAGATCGTCATAAAGTAAAACGACTGGCAGAAAGATTTATTTCTTGTGGCAAAGTAGAACATATTTTAGAACATAGTGAAAAAGAAGTACCAACAGTTGGTATGATAAATGGTTATTGTTTTAGAGCTAAGGCTGATATTTTAGGTGATGGTTATATTGTAGATTTAAAAACCTGTAGAAACCTAAATGGATTTAAATGGGATGCTAAAGATTATGGATATGCAGCTCAAGTATATATCTATACAGAATTGTTTAACATAGATTATACAAACTGGACATTTATAGCAGTAGATAGAAATACTGGTGATTTTGATTTCTATACTATAAGT